GTATGATAATCTTCTTATGTGTGCTATGCGAGGAAGAGCAGGACAGGTTGTGGGGCAAGGATTCTCAGGGAGTAAGACACAACTAGGAGTCAAGATGAGCACCACTGTTAAGAAGACTGGGTGTTCTAATATGAAGACACTAATTGAAACAGACAAACTAATCTTCCAAGATTATGATATAATAGCAGAGTTAACTACATTCATACAGAAAGGTCAAGCATGGGAAGCGGAAGACGGTTGTAATGACGACCTTGCCATGTGTATTGTTATCTTTAGTTGGTTAGCAACATCTGATTATTTTAGAGAGTTGCACGACAATGACGTTAGAGCACGTCTGTATCAAGAGCAGAAAGAGCAGATTGAAGCAGACATGGCACCATTTGGTTTCGTTGATGACGGACTGAATGATGAAACTTTCGTTGACAAAGAGGGCGATGTATGGCATACTGATGAATACGGCGACAGAGCCTACATGTGGGAATTTCGATGATTTTTATTTCTTGTCCACCAGTGTATACATTACCTGGCACATGGACAAAGTGTGACGCACTTATACCTCACGCAAACTATGACCCAAATATCACATTTCCGATCTCCATTATGGTTATCGTTGTGATCTTTGTTTTATATGGAGTCTACAGAGGATTCTTTGCTAATAAAGGATTGTCAGATCCTTGGGATGATCATGACGATTAATCTTATATCTGACTCACTAAAGGTAGAGTTAAAACAACTCATCAATGAAGTGTTAGATGAGAGAGAGCATCAGAAAAAACTAGAAGGTCCTTATGACTTTCCAGAAGATGAGTCTGATGAATGGCTTTACCGAGGGACGTATTGACTACAAGAGTTTACAAAGGTATGACTGCTCACAAACTTCCTGTTTTTACTGAGGAAGAAATGGAATGCATTAGAGTGTGTGTAGCAAACGCACCTATACCTTATGACATATCTAAGAAGAAAATACCTGGTGACATCCTACAGAAGATAGGACAACCTACCAGAGAAAAACACGAAGGTATGCCGACTATCGAATGCGACTTAACCAAGTATGATTACAAGTTTATGGACAGCACAGATACTGTTGCCAAGCAACAGACTGCAGAAAGTTAAATTTAAGTGTCCCTCTAATCTGAGAGAGGATGCATTACAAACAGTCAAATCGATCTATGGTGTCGATGACGTCAGACAACTAACTAGAGTATGGAATTAACACAAGACATTATTGACCAGATACAAGAAGCAATGCTTCACACCAAGAAAAATGGTGATATTAACTGGCAAGATGGTGATGAGATTGATGTATGTCTAGCAGGAACGTTTGCTGCTGATAAATTTATTGTCATTCACAATAGAACAAAGAGTAGCACATCAAAGCATAACTTTATAAAATGATTTTTAAAATTGGATTCCTCATCATGTTTTTTAACGAAGGTTTCGTTATGATGAGACATGTTTCACCTTTCTTTGCTAGACTAAGGGATAAGGTTATCAAGAAGTTGGGTGAGAATATATGGTATAGACTGCATGGCACTCTAGACTATCTCTGGATGGGTCTAGTAACACTAGGGTTGATTGTAAATCCTAATAGGATGGCACATTTCATAGCACTGTGTGTGTTTTGGTTGGGTGCAGTAATGATATTCTACTTACCACGTTGGATTATGTTGGAAATTAATAGTAAGAAGAGTGGAGATTGATCTAGAGTTAGAGCATCTACTATTTGTAGACCGTCAGTGTAGGAGATGTCTTAGGACATTTGACCTCATTGACGGTTTTTATTGGACTAGGAAAGACAGAGGACATATACCATCCGCATATGCATATGAGTGTAAGGAATGCACAGTTAATAGAATTAAGAAGAATAGAAAGAAAAGAAATAGACCTAGACCTTTACCTCCATACCTAGCAGACTATCCTGACTGGTAGGATGCTCACGTCGTGTTTCCCCTCTGTAAACATGAGTTTTTCTAAATACTAATAGCATCCGTATTGACCCGTTCTAGGAGTATACAAACATGGCATCAACGCAGCTTTCACCAGGTGTTGTTGTACTGGAAAGAGATCTAACTAACGTTGTTAACGCTACAGTAGATAATGTAGCATCACTCGTTGGTAGTTTTGAAAAAGGACCAGTAGAGCAAATTACCTCGGTAACTAGTGAGAAAGAGCTTCTCGCAATTTTTGGTAGACCAAATAATTCAAACTTTGAGTATTGGTTTAGTGCAGCACAATACCTTCTTTATGGTGGAACCATGAAGATTGTCCGTGCAATGAGTAATTCACTTAAGAATTCCATTGACACAGCACAGTTTACTAATACTACATTCAGTGCTACTGATACAACTCTAACGGTTACTGCTACAACTGACTTCGACGTTGCAGACCTTCTATTGATCGACGCTGAAATCGTCTCAATCGGATCTGTAAGCGGTAACGATGCGGTGGTTACTCGTGGACAACTACAGACATCTGGAGTTTCACACGCAGCAGGATCACAAGTTACACTGATCGAATCATCAGGGACTACTTCAACAGTTAACGAAGGCGGGACATTCACTGACTCAGACACAACATTATCGGTTGCTTCAGTTGCTACTCTTGGTGCAGGTACTAACTCATACATTAGAATTGACGATGAAATCCTTCAAGTCTCAGCTGTCGTAGGTAACGACCTAACTGTGACTCGTGCAGCATTAAGCACTACTGCAGCAGCACACACTGATGGATCAACAATCACACTCCTAACTGTCTCAGCTAATAAGACAACAATTAATGAGCAAACATCTACAGGTGTTACTTCTCCTTTAATTAAGAATCTTGACGCTTACGAGTCAACAGTTAAAGATGCTTCTAACAACTGGAAGTGGGCAGGCAAAACAGCAGGCACATTCGGAAACAGTATTAGAGTTGTAATGACTGACGCAGGTGCAGATCAAGTGCTATATTGTGCACAACCAGGATCTGCTGAGTGGGCATTTACAACAGGTGCGGAGATTTCTTACTCTGCTGCTAACATCTACGGTAAAGTTTATTCTTACACTGTAGTGCTTACACTTGAAGAGAATGCAACTCTAGTTGGTAACTTTGTTGCTTCTAACTTCTACACTGGTCTTTCTGGTAACATCACTGGTGGTGTTGTTGCATACGACAAAGAGACACAGAAACTTGAAATCAGTGTTGATGGCACTGCATCAGACTACTGGGAAGTTGGCGACACAATTACTGAGTTGGCAAACAATGGTGGATCACCTGGATCTGCATCTGGCACATCAGGTAAGATTGCATCTATCTCAAGAGAATTAAGAGTATCTCTAAACAAAACATCACCTCTATTCCAAGCAAACCAAACTGTAACTGACGGAAATGCTGCTACTGTATCTGCTATCGCAGTCGGTAGTGACTATGAGTCAAGAATGTATGGTTACAACGAGAAGTGGATCAACATCGCTCCTCGTCCTTCTACATCTGCATGGGCAGATGACCGTGGTGGATACAGAGATCTACTACACATACTTGTCTTAGATGGCGACGGTGGACTAACAGGCACACCAGGAGCACTTCTAGAGAAGTTTACAAACCTTTCAAAAGCATCAGACGCTAAGTCACCACAGGGTGAGTCACTATACTACGTCGATGTTTTGATGAATCAATCCTCCTATATCTACTGGGGATCTCACGAAACTGCTAACATCTTTGACCGCTCAGGCACAGCCGACGGATCATGGGGTGGAAGCGTAACTAACCGTGACTTTGACTTGATCAAGGCAGACGCTGCACTATACGGTGGAGACAACATTACTGGTCTTGATCCAAATAGTATTCCTGTTATCGGGACTAAGAATAACGGCACCGTCAAGTATCACCTACAAGGTGGAGTAGATGGATATACTGTTGACAGACCTTCACTTCTTTCTGGATATGATCTATTCGGAGACGCTGAAACTGAGGAAGTAGATTACGTCCTCATGGGTCCTTCAATGAGCAACCTAAGTGATACAATCGCTAAGGCACAGAAGGTTATCGATATTGCAAGCACTCGTAAAGATTGCATGGCATTCATCTCACCTTACAGAGGTGACGTAATCGGAATCGCTTCTACTACAGATATTGTTGACAAGACTATTAGTTTCTTTAATCAACTATCATCTAGCTCATACGCAGTATTTGACAATAACTACAAATACATCTATGACCGTTACAACGATGTCTATCGTTACATTCCATGTAATGCTGACGTTGCTGGTCTAACACTAAGCACAACTCTAAACCAAGAGCCATGGTTCTCACCTGCAGGTTTTAATAGAGGTCAACTTCGTAACGCAGTTAAACTTGCTTACTCACCTCTAAAAGATCACAGAGACAGACTATACGCTGCTAGAGTCAACCCAGTTGTTGCATTCCCTGGCGAAGGAATCGTCCTCTTCGGAGACAAGACTGCATTATCATATCAGTCTGCATTCGATAGAATCAACGTAAGACGCCTCTTCTTAGTATTAGAAGGAGCAATCGCACAGGCTGCTAAGACACAACTTTTTGAATTGAATGACGAGTTTACTCGCCAAGGTTTCAAGAATATCGTAGAACCTTTCATGAGATCCGTACAATCACGTCGTGGTGTTACTGATTTCTTGGTTGTATGTGACAGCACAAACAACCCATCCGAGTCTATTGACAGAGGTGAATTCTACGCAGAGATCTTCATCAAACCTACTAGATCTATTAACTTCATTACACTTACATTTACTGCAACAAGGACAGGGGCTAGTTTCTCTGAGGTTGCAACCTAAGTAAACCGTGCTACGACTTCGTAGTCAATTCATAAAAATAGGAGACATTTAAAATGGCAATTAATAACGTCGAAGGGGGGCAGATTAACTCTCCTATTTTCGACTTTAGAAATAAGATTGGGGATCTTGCACGCCCTAATCTCTTCCAAGTAGAGTTAACTTTCCCTCAACTTACAGGCACTGCAAACATCGGTGGAAGCGGTGGTGCAGCAGACGCAGCAGAAACAGCAGCAAGTGCACCTTTCGGTGGAAACCTTGCAACACTTCTAGTTAAAGCAGCAAACATTCCCGCATCTACTGTTGGTGTAATTGAAGTTCCTTACAGAGGAAGGACAATTAAAATTGCAGGAGATAGGACATTCGAGCCATGGACAGTTACAGTCCTTAACGATGCTAACTTCGTGATTAGAAATCAGTTGGAGAATTGGTCTACACAGATCCAAGCACTACAACAAAACTTCCAGTCATTTGACTCACCTGCTAACTATCAAACTGCAGCAATCGTCCGTCAGTATGACAGACAATCTGAGCAAACTAGAGCATACAAGTTTGAAGGTATCTGGCCAAGTAACATCTCAGCAATCGATCTTGCATGGGATAGTAACGATACACCAGAAGAATACACAGTTGAGTTTCAGGTTCAGTACTGGACTTATGCGTCAGACGTTAACGCAGCACATCACGTTCCTAAAAACACCTAGTTTTTGGAAGTCGCTAAATAACTATAACCTAGTTACATTTTTGAATGGCACAATTATTTGGTTATTCTCTTGATCGCAAGAAGAAGGGCTCTGGGAAGATTAATCCTAAGGGTCCTTCTTTCGTGCGTAAAGATAGTGAAGACGCTGCCGAACCTATTGTAGCGGGTGGTTATTTCGGACAGTACGTGGACTTTGGTGACAAGGAGTCATCTAAAGGCACGGAGATGGATCTCATTGGTAGATATCGTGAGATGAGTTTGCATCCAGAAGCGGATGCTGCTATCAACGATATTGTAAATGAAGCTATCGCTGGCGAGTTGGATGATCATCCTATTGACATTGAGTTGTCACACCTGCAAGCAAGTGATTCTGTAAAGAAAAGAATCAGAGAGGAGTTTGATAACGTCCTTTCTTTATTAGATTTTGATAGAAGAGCATACGATATATTCCGTAGATGGTATATCGATGGTAGACTTTTCTACCACAAGATGATTAATCCCGACAAACCTTCTGAAGGTATTACGGAATTAAGATACATCGACCCTCGTAAAATCAAAAAGGTTGTCGAATTTGACAGAGGTAAAGGTGCATCAGGTCTAGCAAACGGACCTGGCGATCCACAGGGAGATTCCTTAGTCCCTAAATCACTTGAGTATTACATATATGCTCCTAAAGGATTGCGTGGATTTGAAAATAAAGGTGTAAAGATTGCACCTGACGCGATCACCTATGTCCACTCTGGCAAGAGGGACATGAATAGAAATATTGTCTTATCTCATCTACATAAGTCAATCAAGGCACTCAATCAACTTAGAATGATTGAGGATTCTCTGGTTATCTATCGTCTATCCAGAGCACCCGAAAGAAGAATCTTCTATATCGATGTAGGAAATTTACCTAAACAAAAAGCAGAGCAATATCTCCGCGAGGTAATGAGTCGATACAGAAATAAACTAGTGTATAACGCAGACACTGGTGAGATTCGAGACGACAAGAAATTCATGTCTATGCTAGAAGATTTCTGGTTACCAAGACGTGAAGGGGGCAGAGGCACAGAGATCTCTACACTACCAGGTGGACAAAACCTAGGTGAATTAGAGGATGTAAAGTATTTCCAAAAGAAACTTTACCGCTCACTTAACGTCCCCGAGTCTAGATTAGAATCAGACAACACCTTCAACGTTGGTAGATCTGCAGAGATCACCAGAGATGAAGTTAAATTCCAAAAATTCATAGTCCGACTCCGCAAAAGATTTAGCGATCTTTTCAGTGATCTACTTAAAACTCAACTAGTACTCAAAGGTGTTATCACTCTTGAAGACTGGGATGATATGAAGGAGCATATCCAATACGATTACGTTGCCGATAACTACTTCTCAGAGCTTAAAGCACAGGAAATCTTAACAGAAAGACTTGCTTTACTGCAGCAAATGGATCAATTTGCGGGTAAATATTTCTCACTTGAGTATCTAAGACGTCAAATTCTCCGTCAAACAGAGAATGAATTCAACGAAATAGATGAGCAAATGGCAGAAGAGATAAAGGCAGGTATGCTAGTGTCTCCAGTGCAAATGCAGCAACTGGAATTACAGCAAATGGAGATGGCATTGCAACCTCCAGAGCCTCCTGCAGAGGAGCAAGGGATCGATCCCGCAGACTACGATAAAGGAAATATATAAATAACTACATATTTTATTATTGTTATGCCTACTCAAGCAGCCCTAGATATTGTTAATGCACTCTTCTCAGGAAAGAAAGACGTAAGTGATTACGTCGCAACTGGAATGAAAGATGCTGCTGTAGACTCTATCGATGCTAGAAAAGCAGAGGTTGGTAAAACTGTTCTTGCTCCTGAGCCTCCCGAAGTGGAAGAGCCAGAAGCGGAAAGTCAACCAGAAACACCTCAAGCGTCAACTGAAACTGAAACTGAAGTAACACCAGAGGAATCAAAAGATGAAACTGATCAGGGAGGAAATTGAAACCGCTAAGGTTTTAATCACCGAAGGAAAAGATGGAAAGAAAAGACACTTCATAGAAGGTGTGTTTCTTCAAGGTGCGATCAAGAATCGTAATGGTCGTATGTATCCTATCCCCACACTTCAGAGAGAAGTTGATAAATATAACGAATCTTATATTAAGAAAGGACGTGCACTAGGAGAGTTGGGTCATCCAGACGGACCGACTATCAACCTCGACCGCGTGTCACATCTAATCACATCCCTTAAAAATGAGGGAACTAATTTTGTTGGAAAAGCGAGAATCCTCGACACTCCTATGGGTAACATTGCTAAGAATCTTCTAGATGAAGGTGTAAAACTTGGCGTTTCCTCTAGAGGACTGGGGACTATCAAAGAAGAAAATGGTATGAAAGTCGTAATGGATGACTTCATGCTTGCAACTGCTGCTGATATTGTTGCTGATCCTTCCGCACCTGATGCTTTCGTAGATGGTATCATGGAAGGAAAAGAATGGATCTATGCAAATGGAGCCGTCACAGAGCAAACAATCGAGCAAATCAAACATAGAATTGATACTGCAGAAAGGTCACAAATGGAAGAAAGGAAACTTTCCGCGTTTAATGACTACCTTCAAAGTTTCTAATATATAAATAACTATAGCAATTACCGCCCTTTGTACACTTAGGAGACCATGATGTCTAAAATTGATAAAAAATCACTGGATGAAAACGCTGTGACAGCGAATGCGAAACCAGCTGATCCTATGCCAAAATCTGAAGCAGGCACACCAGGTCAACCTGGTTACCAAGATCTTGGTGGACCTACACCTATGAATTCCAAACCTGATGATGACTCTAACAAGTACAAAACAGGTGGCGGACCTACTGCAACACCTCCTGCAACTAAACCATCTGATGCAAGTGGACAAACAGTAGATTCAATGAAGGGCGATGTTAAAGCGGGACATGAGCCTGAAGGTGAAGTAATTGCTGAGGACGAGAGCGAGAAGGAAGTGATCGAAGTAGATCTTTCTGCAGACGTTCAAGCCCTAACAGAAGGCGAAAACCTAAGTGAAGAATTCAAAGAGAAAGCAAAGACTATCTTTGAAGCAGCGGTGGTATCTCGTCTAAACGAAGAACTAGGACGCATGCATGATGAGTATGCAAAAGTCTTAGAAGAAGAAATTGAAAAAGTCAAGTCTGACCTTGCAGAAAAGGTTGACGACTACCTCTCATATTCAGTTAAAAACTGGATCGATACCAACTCCCTTGCTATTGAGCACGGTATCAAGAATGAGATGGCAGAAAACGTCCTTGACGGAATCAAAAAAGTTTTCGTGGAGAATCATATTGAGCTCCCCGAAGAGAAGCTTGATTTAGTAGATGAAATGACATCTCAACTAGATCAAATGGAAACAAAGCTCAACCAGTCAATCGAAGAAAATGTTACTCTTAACAAAGAGATTGGCACCTATATTAAGAATGGGATTGTGAATGAAGCGTCCGAGGGTTTGACCCTTTCGCAACGCGAAAAATTGTCTGCTCTCGCAGAGGCTGTTGAGTTTAATGATGCTGAGAGTTATAGAAAGCAAATTGATACACTCAGGGAATCTTATTTCTCATCCAAGTCACCAGAAGCTGCGAAAGCACCTTCCGCTGATATTGAGGTAGAGAATGTAGAACCTATCAATGAGAGTATGGATGCTTATGTAACAGCTCTCTCCCGTTGGTCCAAATAATTAACCCATTTTCCTAATAGAGGTATAACCAAAATGTTCAATTCTGAGCATCTACAGGAGAAGTGGTCACCTATTCTTACACATGGCGATCTCCCAGAGATTAGCGATAACTATAGAAAGGCAGTGACTGCAGTCCTCCTTGAGAACCAAGAGAAATTTATTAAGGAAGAAGCTGGCGTATTGACCGAAGCCGCTCCTACTATGTCTGCTGGTACAGCAGGTTTCAGTGGTAGTAGCACAGCTACAGGTCCAGTCGCAGGTTTCGACCCAGTTCTCATTTCATTGATCAGACGATCAATGCCAAAACTAATCGCTTACGATATCGCAGGCGTACAACCAATGACAGGTCCTACAGGACTTATCTTTGCTATGAGATCCAGATACGGCACAAACCGTACAGCTGGTAACGAAGCATTCTTCAACGAAGCAGACGCAGAATTCTCAGGAGAGAACGCAGCATCTGACCTCGGACAGTCTGCACAATCAGGAAGCAACCCTGGTCTTCTTAACGACTCTGGTACATACACCACTAACACTGGTATGTCCACAGCTCAGTCAGAAGCATTAGGTGATGCATCTGGTAACCAGTTCGCTGAGATGAACTTCAGCATTGAGAAAGTTACTGTGACTGCGAAGTCCAGAGCACTCAAGGCAGAGTATTCTCTAGAATTGGCACAAGACCTTAAGGCAGTTCACGGTTTAGACGCTGAGTCTGAATTGGCAAACATTCTTTCAACAGAAGTACTTGCTGAAATCAACCGTGAAGTTGTAAGATCTGTATACAAAGTCGCAAGACCTGGTGCACAGAATAACACAGCAACTGCAGGTGTATTTGACCTAGACGTTGACTCCAACGGTAGATGGTCAGTTGAGAAGTTTAAAGGTCTTCTATTCCAGATCGAAAGAGACATGAACGCTATCGGGCATGAAACTAGACGTGGAAAGGGTAATATCCTCATCTGCTCAGCAGACGTGGCTAGTGCTCTATCAATGGCTGGTGTGCTTGATTACACTCCTGCTCTTGCTGGCAACAGTAACTTACTTCCAGATGATAACAGCAGCACTCTTGCTGGTACATTAAACGGTAGAATCAAGGTTTATGTTGATCCATATTCAGCAAACGTAAGTGACAGACACTTCTACGTTGGTGGATACAAAGGATCATCTGCATATGATGCAGGAATCTTCTACTGTCCTTATGTGCCATTACAGATGGTCAGAGCTGTGGGTCAGGATACATTCCAGCCAAAAATCGGGTTTAAGACTCGTTATGGCATGGTTGCTAACCCATTTGCTGAAGGCACAGACCAAGGTGGCGGAGATCTTGATCCTAACAAGAACCGTTACTACAGACGTGTGTTAGTTGACAACTTAATGTAAATTGTCAGGATACATTGACTTTGGGAGGTCTTGCGACCTCCCTTTTTTATTAGGTAACATAAATACAGCAACTAACGAAATAGACATGGTAGCAGAGGTTACATACTACGTCATGCTCTTCCTTCTTTTAGGATTGTTTACCATATACCTGTTGCGTTTAGGTGCATAATATAGTAAGATATAAAAAACTTATCTAGTATGCCCAGAAAAGATTTAGATCGACTCGATGATCTCTTAGATGACATCGATAAAATGAAAGCAAAAATCATAGGAATTGAAGACGTTACGGATTCTCCGAAAGACTGGCACGATTTCTGGTACAACTCCAAGGACATCAATGATACAAAAATTAATCAGTGAGTTTCCAAAAACTGACATCGTAGACATCGGTATGACCGAAAAGAAAATCAGAGAAGTAGCATACACAAAGGCTGAAGTAGATGCTATGATTGCTTTTGCAGTAGAAGAAGCACGCAAAATTGACGAAGAGTCAATGAAGAAGCATAACAGAGACGCTACTGTTATCTCTATGATTCTAGGATTCACAGCACTCGCATTATTTGTTGATGGTCTCTTGAGGATGTTAGGTATCATTCCTCCATTCATGCACATCGACATTAACATTTTAGATAAAATTGTTGAGGCAGTTAAAGACGACTTAGGTGATAAGATAATTACCCCAATACAAAGGTATGGATTACGACACTAGCATATTATTAATACATTTCATTAGAGGACTTACATACGGATTATTTGCTCACTTCATACTGAAGGTGATCTTTGATCTGTACGATATAAATAATGATGATGACGACGATGACCCCGAAGGTGGAGTCATGTCGCCTGCATATATGGGTGCCTAATGACTAACGCTTGGAATTCACAGATATCAAATAGAAACTTTTTATCACCACTTGGATTTAAGATGGTGATGCCTAAGTTTCCTAAGGTCGTGTACTTTAGTCAGTCTGCTGCTATTCCTGCAATCTCAATCACACAACCTATGCAGTCCACAAGGTATGGACGTCAGTTACCACTAGAAGGTACATTCCAATACGAAGATTTTGAAATGTCTTTCATAGTAGATGAGGATATGGAAAACTATCTCCTACTACACAACTGGTTGCGTGCTCTCGGTGTCCCCGAGAAGTCAAAAGAAAGGACAACTTTTATAGATTTTATGAAGTCTAGATTCCAATATGATTCAAAGGACTGGGATCTGATATCTGCTGACGCATCTTTAACAGTGCTCAATAGTAACTTCAATGCAAATTTTAACATCGTATTCAAAGGATTGTTTCCTGTCTCCTTGTCAGGATTGGATTTTGATGCTACAATAGATGGCACACAGTACGCTACTGCCAATGCCACGTTTAAATATATCTTGTATGAGATTCAGAGTGGTGAGACTAACGTACGCTCCACAGCATTAGAGTAATGAATCTCGAAAAAATTGAAGAGATGTGGGAGAAGGACTCAGAGCTCCATAGGGAGTTGCCTGAGCTTTTAGCAAATGACTCGTTAGCGTCTGCTAAACTACACTCTAAGTATTTGAAATGGTTGAATCAATTCCGACTGATGCTTTCAGAAGCAGAGAGTAAAAGGAATCTAATAAGACTACACAAGTTTGAATATTTTTCTGGTAAAAGACCAGACGAAGAAGGAAAGATATACCCACTTAAAGTATTAAAATCAGATATCGGTCTATACTTAGATGGCGATAAGGATTTGTCTCGTGCAAATGCTAAGATTTACTACCTTGAAACTTGTATAAATTGTTGTGAGAGGATTCTTAAACAGATAGACTCGAGAGGGTTTGCTATCAAGAATGCATTTGACATCATCAAATACTATGACATACGTTAGCAAGAAAAATGAAGTTTATTTAAAAGTAGAAACAGAGGAGCACATCCATAAAGAGTTATCAGAGTATTTTTGCTTTGATGTGCCTAACGCTAAATTCATGCCACACTATAAAAAACGTGTGTGGGATGGGAAGATAAGATTATATTCACCTGGCACAGGTGAGATCTATTGTGGTCTATACGATTACCTAGAAGAATTTTTTAACAACAAACACTATAAGTATGTCATTAAACAAAATGACTTCTATGGTATACCAGAAGAGGAAGAAGATTATGTCACACCTGAAAGCACAGCGTCTTTTGTTAGGTCTTTGGGTCTCCCTTTCGCAGCAAGGGACTACCAGTTACGAGGCATATATCAAGCACTTAAGTCGCGTAGGAAGCTTCTACTATCCCCCACAGGATCAGGGAAATCCTTAATCATCTATGCACTAGTGCGTTGGTATCTACAGAAAGGACTAGATGTATTAATTATTGTGCCTACCACATCACTGGTAGAGCAAATGTATAAAGATTTTGAAACTTATGGTTGGAAAGCAAGTGCATACTGTCATAAGATTAGAGCAGGTAGAGAAAAATATGTTGACGATCCAGTAATTATATCCACATGGCAGAGTATATACAAAGAAGGTAAAAATTTCTTTGAGAGGTTTGGTGCTGTCATAGGAGACGAAGCACATCTATACAAAGCAAAATCATTGTCGGGTATCCTCACTAAAATGGTGGATACTAAGTATCGTGTTGGGTTAACAGGCACACTTGATGGGTTGCAAACTCACCAATTAGTATTAGAAGGTCTGTTTGGTAGTGTGGATCAGGTTACAAAGACTAAGGATCTACAGAAGAAAGGACATCTCACACCACTGAAAGTAAGAATTATTCTACTTAAACATGGTTGGGTGCCGTTTGATCACTATCAACAGGAGATGGATTACATCACACAGCACGAAAGACGTAACAAATTTATAAGCAAATTAGCATTAGATACGGTTGGCAACACCCTAATTCTCTTTAATTACGTTGAGAAACACGGTGAGCCCCTTTACAACTTGATAAATAGTTACAATCAAAAACGCCGTTTGTTTTTTATTCACGGTGGAATTGACACTGAAGAGCGTGAAGAAGCGAGAAGAATTACCGAAAAGGAAAAAGATGCCATAATCATTGCAAGTTACGGCACATTCTCAACTGGTATAAACATTCGCAACCTGCATAACGTTGTCTTTGCTAGTCCATCTAAATCTAGAGTCCGTAATTTACAGTCTATAGGTAGGGTGCTTAGGAAAGGTGAGAATAAATCACAGGCAACACTTTACGATATTGCTGATGACTGCACGAAGGGGTCATATCATAACTACACATTCAGACATCTAATTGAGAGGATGAAGATATACGAGTCTGAAGAGTTTGATTATGAAGTCACTAAAGTAAGATTCAAAAATGATTAATTACATCCAACACGAGCAAGAATTCTACGGAGTAGTCAAACTAGTCTCTGGTGATGAGGTCTTAGGACCTATGATCGCCACTGATGACAAGGGTGATACTCTTATTTTTGTGTCTAATCCTGCCAAACCACACGCTACACCTGTAGCAGAGGGTAAGCATCAAGGTCTTGCTATTGGTTTTACCAAGTGGATGATGTTTAGTGAAGAAGATTTTTATTTAATTAGA